TCAAATATTTAAAGTTGAACCACTTTCAAAAATTGCGAATGTTGGAGTTACTTCTATAGGAGTTAATTATAACTCAGCACCAGATCTAGTAGTAATAGACTCATTTACAAATAAAGTTGTAAATGACCTGATATTAGATTTGAATCTTGAAAAGAGTGAAGTTGTCGTTATAAAAAATACTAAAGGTTTTTATAACAACATACCAAAAATAATACCAACAAATAATACCAACGGAATTAAGATTTCTAACATTACATATGATTCTGGAAATAAAGATGTTACTGTTACTTTAGATACAAACTTTTCTGCTGAAGACCTTCCATTTGAAGTTAATGATAAGATCATTGTAGAAGGAATATCTATAACAGGGTCTGGCACAGGTTATAACTCTAAAAATTATACCTACGCATTGTTTAAGATAATTGCCATAGATCTGTCTGGAGTTTTACCAAAGATAAAATATTCGCTTAAAGAATACTTAGGAGCAACTCAAACACCGGGAACTTTTGATCCTGCAAATTCTGCTGGTGTCATCACTCCAGAAAAATATTTCCCACAGTTTGACATATCACTAGAAAAAAATAATTTTTCTGTCAGAGAAACTGTTAGATATGGAAATAAAACAGGAAAAGTTGTTCAGTGGGATTCTAAAAATGAGGTATTGAAAATACAGACTGAGTTTAAATATGAAGGAGAATCTACAATTGAAGGAACCTCTTCAAATGCTTCGGCATTTATTAGAAGAAATGTTTCTGAAGATACATATTATCTAATAGATTCATCTTCAATTTCAATAGGTTCTTGGAACACTGATACTGGATTTTTAAATAATTCTATACAAAAAATTGCCGATAATAATTATTATCAGTATTTCTCATATTCTTTAAAATCTGAGATTCCTATTAGTGAATGGGATCTTGCTGTTAATGACCTAAATCATACATCAGGATTTAGAAGATTCTCAGACTTACAAGTTATATCTACTACAGATGAATTTAGTGGAATTTCTACAGTTCAAAGACCAGATGCTTTGGGTATTGTAGTTGACTTAAATAGTCAGGTGGATGTAAATTGCGTCTTTGATTTTGACTTAGTTTCAGAAAATTATTTCTTTATTGACGACACTTTATCATCAGATGAAATTTATTTAGATTCTAGAGTCATACAAGACTATTCAGAATCAATTGGCAATAGAGTTTTAGTCATAGACGATATTAGCGACGAATTTAATACAAGCTTACCAGCAACATTCGTAACATCATTTAACATCTAAGTAAACAAATGGCAAAAATAAGATCTCAAAAACTTTTCTTAAATGTAATAGATGATAGATTTAGTGATAGAAGGCAGTCTTCTATTGTAGGGTCTTTGACTAATGGAACGGACCTTTTCATTAACAATTATGCCAAAGTGTTTACTACAGATGAACTTGGTACTTTTGATGTAGTTGTTGCTCCAGATGGATCAAACAACCTTCAGTTTTTCCCTTTGGACGGAAGAATAAATGAATACAACTACAGTTTTATCACTTATGATATTAAGCAGAATGTAGATGCCACTTCAAATTTTCTTCTGGGAGATATTGTAAGTATAGGTTCTTCTCACGCAGAAATTAGTGCCGGAGGATCTGGCATAATTTCTAAAATTTCCACTGATTATACTTCATCTAAAGTTTTAGTAGAAGTGTCTTCAACAAACAACTTTTACGAATATACTGAAATAAGTTTAGTTATAGATTCAAATTTGAATGATGTTATTATATCAGATTTTGGAAAAATAACTTTTGATGACGATCCAACTGTTGCTGGTATAGGAACTTTTAATGCTTTCATATCTGGATCTGAGGTAAATTTGGAATATTATCCAGATCACGCAACTTTGGGTGACTGTAAAATTAATACTGTTAATATTGGAATAGCCAATACAAACTTTAGTCAAGAAGGAGTTGTAAATTTAAGGTCCGGTTCTCTAGAGTCTATAAAAACAGAAATACTTGCTAATCCAACTCCTTCAGCAACTATTGTAGGGTCTTATAATGAGGACTATCAATCTTCTTATATAATAGCACAGATTACAAATTTAGATACTGGAGATATTGAGTTTTCAGAACTTTTTGTGGTTAATGATAATACAGATGCATTTTTTGTCGAGTATGGAAATGTTACAACATCAGGGTTTTTAGGTTCTTTTAGTGTAAATAAATCAACAAATACAGAAATATTATTTACACCAATAGCAAGCACTAATGTTGAAGTTGTTCTTTTCTTAAACAACATAACTTATATTGAGTTTTCAAACTTCCCTCCAGATTTAGATTTACAAAACTCTTCTATTACTTCTGGAAATGCAATATTTGGATCGGTAGATAAAACCTCATTTGATTTAAAGTATCAAGGAGATTTTATATTTGAGAAACTATTCAGAGGAGATCTTCCAGATAAAGTTGATTTGGAGAAAGATTCTATAAGAATTCCAAATCACTTTTTTGTTACTGGAGAACAAATAACTTATAGATCAAATGATTTTGACCCAGAAAATACCTCATCTTCCATTGGAATTGCTCTTACAACAATATCTGGAGTCGGATTAACAGATAAACTTTCTGGAGATTTATATGTTTATAAAGTAGATAATTCTAATATAAAATTTGCTTCTAGTGCTCAAAATGCCCTAGCTCAAATTCCAGATCTTTTGGACATAACATCTTTGGGTATTGGAAGGACTCATTATATTACATCTACGAAACAAAACCAGAAATGTATAATAACAATTGATAATGCGATTCAATCTCCAATATATGTAAGCACTTCTGGAACAAGCATACTTCAAAATAATTTAGTTGATAATACTTCAGAACTGACTTTAACTTTTGGAGATATAACAAATTTCTCTTCTGGAGAATTTGTAAAAGTGGATGAAGAAATTATGAAAATAATTTCGATAGACTCTGGTACAAATGATGTAATAGTCAATAGAGGAGTTTATGGAACTGGAATATCTTCACACTCATCAAATACCTTGATAGAAAAAATTGAAGGCAACTATAATATAGTAGGAAGTAGAATATATTTTGGATCGGCACCATACGGCGAAGATATTTCAACAATAAATGCATTTGGAAGTGTTATAACAGAAAGTACTGTTAAATCAACATTCCATGGAAGAGTATTCATCAGATCTGGAATTCCAGAAGGATTTGAAGAGACTTACCAAAACAACTATCTTTTTGATGATATATCAGATCAGTTTAACGCAGTAGATTCTAACTTCACTTTAACTTCAAATGGTTCAAATATACTTGGAATAGCAACTGATAGAGCAGTTGTTCTTATAAACAATGTAATACAAATACCAGAAAATGACTTTACATTGTCTCAAAATTCAACAGAAACTGACATACAGTTTACCGGAGCAGCAACATCCGTTGCTTACGATCCCAACGTAGCGTCAGTTCCAAGAGGAGGAATACCGGTATCAATTGGTTCTACAAATGGTCTCGGATACCAGAAGTTAGTTTCTGCAGGAGGAACAGCAATTGTATCTAGTTTGGGAACTATATCAAGTATTAGTATAGGATCAACTGGATCTGGATATAGAGCAGGAATACAAACAAATATAAGAGTTGGAGTTAGAACAAGTACAAGTTTAGAGTTTATAGGAACTGCTGTAGTTTCGAATGGATATATTGTAGGAGTAACTATAACAAATCCAGGATCCGGATATGAAATATCAGATCCACCAGAAGTTATTATCGATCCACCACTTCCATATTCAAATATTCCATTGGTTTATACATCTTTAGGACCAACTGGATTAGGCACTGAAGCGAAGATAGACATTGTTGTTGGGCAGGGATCGAGCGTGATAGATTTTAATATTCAAAACTATGGATATTCATATTCTCCAGGAGATGTTTTAACTGTAGAAACTGGAGGTTTTACTGGTATACCATTAGATCCGTCAGTATCTTTTGAAGAGTTTAGTATCAATGTAGAAACGGTATTTAAAGATAATTTCTCTGGTTGGTATGTTGGAGGATTAAAACTCCTTGATGATATAAGTTCTCAATTTGATGGAGATAGAAGAACATTCTTCTTATCTGATAATGGAAACATATTCTCAATTATATCCAAGAAAGGATCCAATATTGATGTTGAAGCAACCATTCTGGTAGTGTTGAATGATGTTATACAAGTTCCAAACATAGCATACACTTTCTCTGGAGGAAGCAGACTTGTATTTAAAGAGCCACCCAAAAAAGGAGATAGTTGTAGTATTATATTCTATAGAGGAACTGATAATGTTGATGTTTTAGATGTTGATATTGAAAATACAATTAAGAAAGGAGATTCTTTACAGATAATAGGAAATAATTTAAGTTTAATAGAGAAAAAGAGAATTGTTGAGGAAATAACTAGCCCAACTTCAGTAGATACAAACTTATATTCTTCTTCAGGTATATCTCAAAACTTGAATCTTTTAAGACCAGTAACTTGGTGTAGACAAAGAGAAGATTTAGTAATAAATGGAAGAAACATAGGAAAAGATAGACCCGAATATGAACCAAGAATAAATCCAAACTGCAACCTAATAAAGAGTGTTGGAATTGGAAGCACTATGATATTTGTAGATTCTCTAGAGACTTCTTTTAATTATAAAAATGAAAATCCATCTTCATCCAATTTTATTGAGCAAGTAGAGGTAATTGAGACCTCAGATAAGATTACCGCAAAGTTCTCTTCTACAGTCAACTCTTCCGGCAATCTATCCTCTATTAGTATTGTAGATGGTGGTTCTGGTTATTTGAATGCTCCAACAATATCAATACCTGTTCCTTCAGTGGGTGTTTCTGGAATAGCAAGTGCTGTGGCTACAATAAGTTCAGGTTCAGTCAATAGCATTACAATAACAAATCCAGGTTTTGGATACAGTGAATCTTCACCACCATCAATATTAGCAGAAGCACCAGATTTTAGAAAAACTTATTTGAATAATATTACATACACTGGTGATTATGGAATAATTACAGGAGTTTCAACAGGTTCTGTTGGGTTTGCAGTAACTGGAATATTATTTGATCTTTTAATACCTGTAGATTCTCCATTGAAGGATAGTAGATATACTTCACCAACAATTTCAGAAACTGGAATACAAGAAAACTACTATTTGAGGGTTTCAAATACAAATATAGGAAATCCAGTAACTTCCTTAGATAGTAATGGAAATGTAATTGGTATTGGAACTCAATATCTGGACAACGTATATCAAGTTGCTTCAGCCACTTTATTTACAAACTTCAATGGATATGGTTATGAAATTACTTCTCCAGTAAATGTTGTAAGGGTTGCTGTCAGTGTTTCTGATTACAATTCTCTTACTGGAATTGGTTCCGATAAGTATTTTGGAAACTTTAGTTGGGGATTAATATCCACAAATAGCGCAGGAATACAAACCTCTTTTGATGTTGGTGTAGAAAATGGTGTAGTTGGACTTAATAGCTCTCCTACAGTTAAGAGGTTTAATCCATTGAAATCAAATACATACACTATAGTATAATAAATAGTTTTAAAATTTTTAAGATAAATGTCAGCAATTATAACTGATCAGTTTAGAATATTAAACTCGGAGAATCTTGTCAACTCTATAGGATCTACAGATTCTGCTTACTACACTTTTGTAGGTTTGACGAATGCTGAAGATTATGACTCAAATTGGGATTCTTCACCACCAACTCCAATAGATTCTTTCAATAACTTTGATGATGTTTGGGATACTGTCATTGCTCTTAAAAAAATTAATAAGACAAATGATGTAAGAAGAGTTGTTAGAAAAATTCAGTGGACTTCTGGAACTACTTATGATATGTACAGAAGTGATGTAAGTAGAAACAGCAAATCTATACCTTCAGGTCAAACAAATTTATATTCTTCAAATTTTTATGTTATAAACAGCGAGTTTAGAGTTTATATTTGCTTAAATAATGGAATTAATCCAGAAAACAATACTGGAAGACCTTCTTTGGATGAACCCACCTTTACGGACCTAGAACCAAGGACTCCTGGCGATAGTGGAGATGGTTATGTGTGGAAATATTTGTATACTATTAAACCAAGTGAAGTTGTTAAGTTTGATACTTTGAATTATATTCCAGTCCCTTTGGACTGGAATGCTACTGAGTATGATGCGATAAGAGAGAATGCTGAAACCAGTGGACAACTAAAAGTAGTTACTATAAAAAATAGAGGAAGTGGACTCGGTGCTCCAAGAACTTACACAAATGTAAATATAATTGGAGATGGAACTGGAGCTAAAGCAACAGTTGTTGTTGGAGAAGACTCTACTGTAGAGTCGGTAAACATAACTTCTGGAGGATCTGGTTATACTTATGGTTCTTTAGATCTTTTATCTGGAGGTTTGGTTTTATCTTCAGGATCAGTCGCACCAGTTTTTAATGTCGTCATTCCACCTCCTGGAGGTCATGGAAGCGATATTTATAGAGAACTTGGAGCATATAATGTTTTAATTTATTCTAGAATTGAAAATGACCCATTAAATCCAGATTTTGTTGTTGG